AACAAATACGTGAGTCGTGCATCTTGCTCCGCATAGAACCCAACATGCTCTGCAGGTAACTTCCACATCTCTGCTTTAGGATCTATTCCATGATCCTTAGCAGCCTCTTTTAAATCATTTTCGGACTTCAGCTCACCAAGATAATCTTTAGCTAATGCGTTTAAGCTGTACGACCATCTATTTTCATCAATCACTCCTGCAGCGATCATAGTATCTACTATCTCGCCATTGACCTCAATACCCATTTGTCTTAACCAACCAACATCATATTGTGCATTATGAAATATTTTTCTTGCAGGTAACTTACAAATATCTTTCATGTACTGTAATACTTGTGGCTCAATCATATTACCGCCCCCAAAATGTTTAAAAGGATAATATCCTTGCCAACCCTCTACAGCTACAGCAAAGCCAATAACATAACCGTTACCAGTTGCCCAACCTGCACCTAGTTTATTATTAATACCTTCATCTCTTGTTTCTAAATCAATTGCAATCTCATCATATTTACTTAAATCTTTGTATTCCGATGGACATGCCCAAATATGTTTTTTAAAATTAAATGTAAATTGTAGTCCTGTCATTGTAAGTATTTTTCTTTTATAATTTTATTTATTTTATCTTTGTTACTAAATGCATATAAACTTGCATTATAATCATGAGCAAATATTTCATAGTAAGGACCTTCAACACCGTTACATCCTTCTCTTGGTGGATAAATTTCTAATGTAAATTTATTTTTTGCTACTGTTATTTGTTTTTTTATTGTTCCCGTCATTTTCTTCTCTCAAGTGTTGTATCTCTAAATCACAATAATGTTTTATTTTTTCTAAGTCTTCAATTGCTTTACCCTTTGTGAGGTATCTACATACATACCTTATTATATTTGCTTGAAGTGGGTTGAGGCCATTCTTTCTTATAAATGTCCACGGCTGAATGATAAACTGTTTGTAATGAGTCCCGCCGACCTGTTTGTCGTCTGGAAAGGTTTCATCAAACATGTCTTTATTTGTCATAGTTTAAATGCTTGTAGTGATTTTAATTTTTCTTCTGCAGTAGAAATCTTTTCAATTAGTTTATCGCATTCATCAATATGTTGTGGATGCTCACCAATTCCTACAGGTTTCTCCATGTATATTTTTAATGTTGCTTCTGCCTCAGAAATTTGAGCATTGTATCGATCTTCTAAAGCTTGTATTATTAATCTCCTAAACACCGCACATACCTTCACATTCTTGATTAAATAAATCTGGCCCCTCATCATTTTTAAATTTTACTTGATCTAATGGCACACACTGTCGATGTACAAAGTTTTTAACTTTAGGGTTATGCATACGCATCTTTTTATCAAATTCTACAGCAGATGCAAACTCTTTTGGCCTATTATCTCTCATATCTATCCAAAATTTATCATCATGGAATGGACAACCAATACATGCAGATTTGACAGGTATCTTAAAACCTTTACCTTCATACCATTTTAAACAATCATCCCTAGACATTTTCTTATCAATCAATGGCCAAACATTTTTTTGCCACCAAAATCTAGATGGTTTCATACGCATAATTTCATCGGTTGAAATACCTACCCATACCTCTACATGTTCTGTTTTAGGAAATCTTTGTCTTGGTTTTAATCCACACAACTCTCTAATTTTTTTTGCTATAGGAGTTATTTTATATTCTCTTGTACATTGTCTACGACCCATACCTTTCTTACCTTGTTCATTTAAAGTATAGAATGGTGCGGAAGCAAATTGATTACCACCTGGTGCGAGAGCCGTGAGTATGTCATCTTGAATGTTACCCTTCTTAACTAAATGTACAGGATAACTTAATACTGATTTTAAATATTCTAAATGTTTTATTACAGGTTCAGGTTCCCAACCTGTATCAGCAAATATAGCTGCGTCTGGCTTTACGCCAAACTCTCCTGCATCTGCCATCAAGGCCATTGTCGAGCTTTGTACACCAGCTCCTAATGATAGTATTCTTAATTTTGGTTCAGTGTTTTCCATATTGCCTTTCCTATTTCTTCTGCGATTTGCGGGACGATAGAGTTTCCCAATCCTTTAAGTCTGTGTACCCGCCCGGGTACCCCATTAGCCACTCTACCCACGTTGGGTTCAAACTCCCACCAACTTTCTCTCCTAGATTGCTCTTGCCCCGATCTATCTTGCTGTCCTTGTACATGAATTCTCTCGGAGTCGGCCACATGATGTTCGGGTGTGCTACTTGATCGTTTAAACTTATTGGCATTTTCTTGTTTATTTTCATCTGCATTCTCTTTATCGAACTTGGCCCCCTGTCGCAATGTGCGTCTGGAGTTCTCCATAATCTCATTGTTGCTGGATCTACTTGTTCCCTCAGATTCGATGGTTTGGTTCTGCCTTTTCTGTGTCCCTGCATCAGCTTCTTTGTTCCCTCTTTTGATCTTGGAGGTAAGTGATCCATTGTGTTTGGAGTAGCCCACAATCCAGACTCGTTCTCTTTTATGGGGCGCACCGACGCCTGCAGCTGGAATAATAAACGGTTGGATTTCGAAGCCTTCACTTTCCAAGTCAGAGCACACTGTTTCGAATACCATGCCGTCTTGGATGTTAACAATTCCTCGCACATTTTCTGCAATAATGAAGGTGGGTTTGACTTCTTTAATGACTCTAAACATATCTGGCCAGAGATATCTGTTGTCGTCAGTCCCTTTTTGTTTGCCTGCAACACTGTATGGTTGGCAAGGAAAACCTCCTGTGAGGATGTCAATTGGCTCCTTAATGTCTTTCGCTTCCAATTTTTTAATATCATGATGTATTGTAACTCCTTTCCAATGTTTTTGCAGCAACAATCGACAGTATGGATCTACTTCACAAAAACCCACTGTTTTAAAGCCAACTTTCTCTAAAGCTAAAGCAAATCCACCAATGCCACTAAATAGATCTAAATGATTCATCTATTATCTACTTTCACTAACATAAGAGGTCTTAAATAACCTCTATCAGGCATATTGTTATCATCATCACCCATAAGATAACCTTTTTGTAAATCTTTAGGTTTTGGCAAAAATTCAATAATTACATTTTCTCTACTCCGACAGTGTTTACTGCACCAGAAGTATTTATGGAAATAAACAGCATTAGTAGATGCAGGTAAAAGAAAAACTGTAACACATTTATGTTTAAAAGCTTTCTCTACAAACTTTGGTATTTTAGTATCATACATCGGGTGGCAATAAACTATTTCATTGTCCCAATTTTTATTGAGAGCTGAATCTTCTGCAGTCCAATATCTATCAACTAAATGATTTTTGTCAGAAGCACAAGCATCGACAGTAAATTTAAATTCTTTTTTTAATCTAGACCAGATCTCTTTAGGAGTCCTTATATATTTCATCTTCAGGTTTGAAGTTTTGCCATAAGTATTCATAGCCTTAATAGGTTTTTTTAAAATATTGTAATGGCTCATTTCTTTTCACTTGTTATTATCCATTTAAAAACAGATGTAGTTGGATTAAAGCTATCAAACTTTGCACTACATCCTGTTATTAATATGAATATTATTAAATATTTCATTTTTCTCCTTGTACGTAAACTAAATAATCTTGGCCAATTGGGTAGTTATACTTATAGTCTGTGCTAAGTAAATGTAAACTATCTTTAGCTCTTGTTACTCCTGTATACCAAACTTTCTTTTCATTTGATTTTTCATCTTTATTCTTATGTCTAAAACTAGATGGCCAATTAGCTTTTGAATAAAGCAATACATGATTAGCTTCATCACCTTTTACTGAATGTATTGTATCTATTATTACATTTGGTGCTTCATCTAATTTAGATTGTTTATATCTTTTTAATAATCTTAAAAAATAAATTACCTGTCTTGGTTTAAAGTTTCTTCTAAGGATCCACCACCATTGTTTCTTTTGTGCTTCATCAGGTAAATCTAATCCACACCATTCTTTTAAAGTTGTAAAGTCATATCTCTTATAGTCAGGTTCTCTTGACCAAAATTTAGATGTTCGATAATCAGAGTCAGTAACTTCTCTTATAAACTTGTACATAATCTCTGCTTCTTTTTTCATTATTTCTCTACCATTAGAAATTGCAGTCCAAGCTTTAATTGCTAACCATTGATTCTGATCAAATGATTTCTGTCCTTTGTTGTCAGCAAAAAATATACCAGCATCTTTAGCTAAAGCTTTTAGTTCATTAACAGTTGTGTGTATCCTTCCCAATAAAAACCATTTACCCTCATCCTTCTCAAATGGTATCTCCTTAAAACTTAAATATCTTTTTACTAATCCTTCTTTTACAAGTGGTTCAAATTCTTTATCAACACTATCAAGAATTCCTTTTCTAATTATCTGTGAAAACTGGTGTATTGCGGTTCCAAATCTTCTAGTCTTACGCAGCACAACCTTTCTTCCAGGGAAATATTTTGTAAAATATTTTGTATCTGCGCCATTCCATTGATAGATAGCTTGGTCATCATCACCCGCCAAATAAATTCTTTTTACTTTGTCAGACATTTTATAAATTAAAGACCA